ACTTTTGTTGTCTGTGGTATTCTGCGTTAGTTGCACCAAGTTCACGATTTTTCTCATTCTCGGCAGTCATACTCATTGGAGTTTCATCAGTTATTTTGGTATACTTTGAATCGTATGTTACATTACCGTCTTTATCCATAATGGGAGTTTGAATTACTCCCTTTGGTCCATAAGTCTGAAGATTAGTAAATGTTCCCGGTGGTACGATTGTATCGTCACGAACTTTAAGGTGTTTAGATTCAATACCTTTGGCTCGAAGCATGTTGATTAGTCTATCACCAAATTGTTCGTCTTCTGGACTAAGAAATTTATTTTCTGGTTCTTTCTTAGCAACAAATTTTGCAGCAATAGTTTTTAATTTTTTAGCTGCACGAATATCACGGCTAGCCAATTTTTCATCTTGTCTCTCGGCATCTGTATATGCACGAATCTCATTAAGAGTACGTTCTAAAAAATTAACTTTATCTTGAAGTTGTTCCGATAAATTTTTGTAATAGCTTGATAGATAATCCATAAAACTATTTATCGAAATTCAATTTTATTAAAATTTACTTGCCCTGTTAATGGATCACAATGTCTTAACGCATGACAGTTAGGACACAGAAATACACCATGTGTGAGTTCTTTTTTCATAGTAGTTATATGACTAACTCTAGAAAGCTGTCTGTTTTTTCTATGTGGATTCGTATGATGAAACTGTAAAACTTTACAATTTAATTTCCACCCACAATCAAAACATTCCGATTGATTTCGGATATTGCATGCATAGGTTCTTGCAATTAATTGATCTTGTATTTTTTGAAGTTGTGCTTTTGTTTTTACTACCACATTAGAATAGGCAATAGGGTATGTTTCAAGATCTGATAAGTATTGGTCTATTTCAAATATATTTATTAACATGATGATATCTTATGAAAGTATTTGTTCTTTGCTAGCTGAAAAAACAATTGTCTCGACACTGGTGTTTTCGGTAATCAATGTCGTAATAAATTCTTTCATAGTATCTAGATTATAAAAGTTTACTGCCTGATCATCAAAAATTACTTTAAATTTCCCCACAGTTTCTAATACATCACATTTGTTGATTATTAGGTCTGTGCAGCCTGAGAGTCTTATTGATTGAATTAGTTTATCTAGGTTCAACCAGTTAACAAGTCGCTTACGACCAGTTGTAGAACCAAATTCAGCACCTTCAGTGATAATAGCAGATAAACTTTCATCTTCCCAGAGAGTTTCTGGAAATAATGGGTCTACGCCACTTTTAGTGTCATATATTTTTGCAACCCCAATTAGCTTACGTACTAATCGCGGCGAAAAACCCAAAGAGCAAGCCGCGTAAGGCATTGTAGAACTTGATGTAACATATGGATATGTACCATGATCTATGTCTAGCCATACGCTTTGAGCACCTTCACAAAGAACTGCACCATGTAGTTTCTCGTTCCATAAAAATTCTTTTGGTAGAACCTGTTCTGCTCTAATACCTTTACGAAGCATCTTATCAGAATAACATGGTGCAATTCCTTGACCAGTTGTACCAAATTTATTTTTTAAATTGTCAAGATCGTATGCAATATGATCATCAGTAATTATATGTGCTTTTGGTGAAACTTTTACTAAACCAATATTAAAACCATTTTCATTCAGGTATTTTAATTCTGAATAAAATTTTTCTAGATGTAGTACACATCCGGGACCAATGATTGATGGTTTATCTTGAAAAATCCCACAAGGAATAATGTGTGTTTTATATTTTATGTTATTGATATAAACTGTATGTCCTGCATTTGGGCCTCCATTCCATCGACAAACATAATCATAATCTTTAGCAATTGCATTTGAAATCTTGCCTTTACCTTCATCACCCCAAGCTAGCCCATAAATCACGTCAACATAATTAATCATAATTTTTAATTTCTTTTCTAATCTAAATTTTTACATAAGAAAGTAACACTAACCAAAATAGTTTTAAATCTTTTTAGATGAATAAATATGTATATGAATTCATTAGAAGATACAATAAGAAAGATTCAAAAACAATATAAAAACCGTCCAAGTCCATTAGCTGGTTTACACGAACATAAACAACCTACATTACCAAATGTACAACAATATGTTAAACCAGCAGAAGATATAAGAAGTGGACTTCTGAGCGGGTTTAAACCAAATAATGATACCTTTAGATAATTAATCTAAATGTATTAAAGGTTACTATAGGTTCTCTAGAGATACTCTAGATATACTTTAGTTATATATTTTATAGTTTATTATAATAACTCTAGAGATTCTTTAGTAGCCTTTAATTTATTATTATTCTTATAGTTCTTTTTGTATTTGTTGTTTTATCAACAGATTATCATCTATCTTTTCTTTGTCAAGATAAATATTCATAGAATGGTACACAAGACTAAAAATTTAAATGGGATTTTGTTATATCTTGAAACAGATGAAAAAAATATTGACAAATCCTTAAATGATTTAATTACAAAAATTGGTGAAGAAAAATCAATACCATATAATGATGTTTATATAAAAATTTCACCAATTGTATTTGAAAAATTTATGAATCTTATAAAAAATAAAAATTTCATGTTAAAAGATATTGACATATTAAAAACACAAATAGTTCTTAAATTTTAATGGCAGAAGAAGAACCAAACAATTTTGATGATGAATTTATATCAGATTCTATGTCATATGAATCTTATAGTGGTTCAGTTGAACCATACTCGGGTTCAAAATATCAATTAAAGACATATGATATGTTATTAGAAAGTGATCAATTGTATAGACAATTTATTGCTAAAACATACGGATCATATGAAAACTATAAAATTTTAAATAAAGTATTTACTAAAGGATCTGTATTTGATCCTACTATTGATTATATTATAGATGTAACAGTTATCACCGAAGATGCGTACTATAAAAGCGATCATATTTCTTCAAGTGAAGTAATAATGGAATCTTTATCTGGAATATGTTCTTTTAACTTTATTAAAAAAAATGGTGACCCAGCAAAAGTTAATGGTACTATTGATAAAAGATATGTACCACCAAAAGAAATTCAAACTAGAAATAATTTCTTTTCTCCTTTAGCAGGAGATAGAATTGTAGTCTGGGATATCAATAAACAACACTGGTCTTCTTTCTACATGTCTCGTTTATTTAAATTTGTTCGTGATGACACTACTGATTTAGAATAAATAATAATATCATGTCCACCGAAGAGCAAAAACGTATTGATCATTTGTACGCAGTACTCTTTCGTGAGTCCAAAATTATTGTGTCAAGTTATGAAAAATATTTAAAAGAAAAAATCACATCTAAAGAATTAGCACAGAAGATGTTAAGTCTCAGAGATGCAGTAATTCGTATAGAAGACTCAAATAAATAATTGACATATATTGTGTTGGTGTTATACTAACACTGATGACTATTAATTACGAACCAAAACTTGATTACTCCGATGTTTTGATTGTTCCTCAACTTTCTGATGTAAAATCTAGAAATGATATAAGTTTAGACGTTGCCACAGAGTTTAAATGTGGTAGATATTGGAAAGGTACGCCCGTCATGGCTGCTAACATGTCTACAATTGGTACACATGAGATGGCACTTGCTCTTTCCAAGTATAACATGGTAACTTGTCTTAAAAAAGGTTTTGATTATTATGATTCCTTTGTGAAGCAATATGCCGATAAAGAACATAATGTTGCACTTAGTCTAGGACTAGATGCACAAAGTAAATTGTGGCTCGATACACCATCCACAAATGATCCAACGTTTATTTGCTTAGATGTAGCAAATGGTTATATGAAAGATTTTCATTCTTTTGTTAGAAAGGTAAGAGAAAAATGTCCAACGTCTATAATTGTAGCAGGGAATGTCGTGACTCCAGACGGAGTGTCGGCATTAGCGGAAGCGGGTGCAGACCTCGTGAAAGTGGGAATCGGATCCGGGTCAATGTGCTTGACACGGAGAATAGCGGGAGTGGGATATCCCCAGTTATCCGCAGTCGTAGAGTGTGCGGAAACCGCAGCAGCATTAGATATTGGGATCGTTGCTGATGGTGGAGTAGTACATTCTGGGGATATTGCAAAAGCATTCGTTGCCGGTGCAGCATTCGTTATGGTTGGTGGAATGTTTGCAGGGCACGATGAGTGTGGTGGTGAAATTCGTCATAAAGAGCATGGACAGCTCACAATGTTGCATTATGGAATGAGCAGCAAAACTGCAAATGACAAATACAATGGTGGTCTATCCACATATCGTGCGTCAGAGGGACGCACAGTGGAGGTTCCTTACCGTGGACCTGTATACAATACGATACAAGAAATTCTTGGTGGTTTGCGCTCGGCTTGTTCTTACGTTGGTGCTTTTGATTTGCCTTCTCTATACTCCAATGGTACCTTGGTAAAGGTTAACCGTACAATCAATAACATTTTTGAAGAGCATGAAATATGAATATTTTTGTTTTAGATAAAGACCCGTATGTTGCCGCACAGATGATGTGTGACAAACATGTTGTTAAAATGATTCTTGAAGGTTGTCAGATGCTTTCAACTGTTCATTCTTTAGATGGTGTGCAAGATAATAAGCCAACATTATACAAGCCATGTTTTCACAATCATCCATGTACAATTTGGGCACGAGCATCTAAGTCCAATTATTACTGGTTAGCCAATCATACATTTGAGTTGACAGAAGAATATACTAGCCGATATGAAAAAGTTCATAAGTCTACTAGTATGGCACATTGGTTTAAACACAATGCACCAAGCAATCTTCCAAATACTATTTGTACTGACTTTGCACAAGCAATGCCAGAACAATACAAGAATGTTGATGGAGTAGCAGCATATCGTGCATATTACCTTGGAGAGAAAGCTAGATTTGCTAAGTGGAAACTTGGTAATGCACCCGAGTGGTTTACTTCGCAGATTTCTTCTGACGAGTTGGTTCAGTCCTAAAAGTATCTGCCAGACGATCCATTCTTGGGCGAATGCCTTTACCCGATGGATTTTTATATTCTTTTGCGTTTATAAATTCTTTTCCAGCCTCATCCCATTTACCACTATTAATTAAATTAATAGTGTTTTTTGATTGTGGTAACATACCGGTCCACCAACCAGATGCAATACCAGATTGAAGATCAGACGAATATGTTCCAAATTTTGGAAATGCTTTTGTAATTGGTCCCATACGAACATCTAAATCATAATCTAATAAACGCTCTGTCTGTTCAGGTGTTAACTTGGTTTTACCGCCTAAAACGTCTTTACCAAAATTTGGATTAGTTTTATGTTCATCTGCAAATACTTTAGTAAAAATTTTAGGAGATTCTGCAGTTATGAGATGACCATGTGCAATTGTTGGTTTTCCTTTACTGTCTTTATAAACTCCTAATATCTTTTTTTCATTTCCAGCAGATTCATCTTTCTTAATTGTAGATTTAATTGCATCTCGGTCATAACCACTCATAGGTAATGGTGTAGTTGATTTTTCTTTTGATGGGATTTCAAATTTTACTGATGCCTTTATTTGTCCTGCATTCCCAATATTTGGAATATTTTTAGGAACTTCAATTTTTTCAACTTGATTAGTTTCTGGTGCTATTGGAAATGGAAACATTTCGGTTAAATATTGTTTAAATGATTTCATATTATTGATACTTGCTATAAGTAATAAAGGTGATATAATATATTATACAAAGGATACTATTATGAGTAATGTAAAAATATTTAGACTTAATTCAGGCGAAGAAATTTTATCAAGATTTGTAGAAGATGAAACATCATGGACACTCAAAGATCCTGCAATACTTGTACCGATGCAACAAGGTCAAATTGGTCTTATGCCTTGGATGATGTATAGTAAGGCCGCAAAGGGTGTAACTATTCCAAAAACCTTTGTTGCATTTGTAGTTGATCCACTGGAAGAACTTAAGGATCAGTATGATTCTAGCTTAAATAAGGGCATTATAACTTCGTCAAAGGGAGTGGATCCACTCTCTAAGTTAAAGTTATCTTTGTAAAATAATTTGAATATTGATACAGTAAATAATATTTTTCTTCCTATTGCAAAACCATTATCAATGGCAATGGAAAGACAAAAAAAACATATTTCACTGGTTATATACAAAAGAAAAATTATTGCGGTAGGTCAAAATATATTTAAGACCCACCCAGATACCTTTCGTTTGGGTTATAGAGTTGCTGATATGCATTCTGAATTGGATGCTTTTAGAAAAATTCCAAATAATTTAAGAAATAAAAAACTTATTCTTATTAATTTTAGATTTAATCGTTTTGGTAATATTAGAAACTCAAAACCATGTTCTATATGCTCAAAATGGTGTACTGAAGTTTTTCATCAAATTTATTATACTTCAGATGATGGTATACATACCCTCTAAATAATATGAGGATTTATTAATGCCAAAAAAAGCTTGTTGTTGTGGAGTAACAGGTGGCAGTTATATTGCAATTCCTTGTAGATATATTAGTGCTGCACAATTTGATGCCGGTATACCCTTATGGGCACACTATAGATCAGGATCTCCACAGTCTTCTGGTGGATTCGGTAATGGTGCACAATATGACTTAGTTGGACCTTTTCGTTATGTTGGTGGTCAAAAAGTATTTGATACAACTAGACAAATTAGATACCTATTACGTGGTGCTGGTGGTGGAGCATCTGGTGTAACTTTTACTTTTGCTTATGGATTTGGAGCCGGTGGTAATGGTTCTTATATTGAATATCAGAAAACTGCTGATCTTAATGATGTTGTAAAAAGTGGCGCAGGTGGTTGTGGTGCTTGGGGCAATATACTGTGGGATTCTATTCCCGAAAATTATCAAAATGGTGGAGAAGCATATGCCATAAATGGTGATGGAGGTGGTGCATCAGTTATTGGTAATGGTATGAATTGGTATGAAAGTCCTGCAGCGGTTGCCGGTGGTGGCGGTGGAGCTGGATTTGTATTATCAAATCTTGATCCAGTTATACCTTTTAATGGCGGAAAACAAGGTGGCAATGGTGGTATTGTCTCAGGATATCCCGGACAGCCGGGTGTAAATTATGAATCTTTTAATCCTTCTCCTCCTCCACCTGGATTATGTGGATCAGGTGGCGGTGGCACACAAACACGTGGTGGAACTGGTGGCGGTGGGGGAGTTAACAATCGTGCTAAAGATGGAACAAGATTTTCTGGTGGTAAAGGATCTATTCGTGTCGGTACCCCAGTAGTAGGTAGTGGCGGTGGAGGTGGTGGTGGACTGTATGGTGGCGGTGGCGGTGCATTTAATGCTGGAGGTGGCGGTGGTTCATCAACTATAAGTGCAGGTCTATCTGCATATGCTTTTGAATCTAAAAATAATTTATCAGCAAATTATTGCAATCCGTATATGATTCAATCATCTGGTGTTGGTGGTCGTGCGCTTCCGCTTAATACTAATATTGATGGCTATAATGGTGTTATTGTACAATATTATATTTTAGGTGAATGTAAGTGTGATGAAAGAAAAAATGACTTACCCGAGCAACTTTTTATATGTTTAAATGAAATTCAATATTCTAAACTTATTGAAGACCTTGGTGATCCACCGGGACCGGGTGGATTTGGTGCTGCTTATGATCCTTTATTTACTATAGGTAATGAAGATTATATTTTATTAGGAGCATGTGACCAAAACTGTGAAAACATTTATAAAGTTTCTCCTACAACGGATATTGTAGATGCTAGATGGTCTAAGTCTAGTCCAATACCTAATGGTGAATTGGGTACAATAAACACACCCGCATGTTGTTCACAAATTGTATGTAGCCCTATTTGTCCACTTACTGGTGTAAATTGTGCAAACTGTGGGTGCGATCCATTTAATGAGATTTTTGTTTGCTGTAATACTAAAGGAAAACCTGATCAGTATCTATCAGTATATAATGGTTGGATATACAGTTGTTCTAAATCTAACAATAATTGGATTATTCCCGGACAATTAACTGAAACAGTTACAAATCAATGTTTAGATCCAGTTAATGGTCCACAACCAATATGTAATCAGACATCACCAGAATCGTGTATTAAAACTGTAAATATTCCATATACAGACTGCCACCCATATTATCCAGAAAACTGTCAATTATCAATTAATGTTCAGGGTCCAACAGTGTATTATCAATATTTTTATCAATACCCTTGTAGTGGAACACATTCATTTGGAATTCATGGTGTTATACCACTTAATGGTAGTTTTGGTGGAAGTATAAGAGTTTTTAGACCGAGCACAGATGATTATTGTTATATTAATCCTAATGGTCCAGCATATTATCTAACAACTGAATTTAATTTTAGTGGATCACGTACTACTGAAGATGCAATACTTAGTATAGAATATGATTGTGTTCCAAGTATTGCACCTAGTATTCCAGGTACACCTGGTATATGGAAAATTTGTGATGCCGAAGTTAATGTATCTCAAGGACCATTATCTAATATAATTGATGAATTTAATTCAATATTAGGTGGTCGTGTAACTCTTACTAATTTAAGTGGTGGTAATTATTATGTTGGTGGTAGGTTTAACGATGGAATTACACGTATTATCCGTACAATTTCTGACGGTAAAGCAACTTATACAGTATATGCAACACACACTTATGTTGTTCCATGTGGTTTTATTAATTATATTGGTGTTGGTTCTGATGGAGGTGGTCCACAATCTCCCGAGTATGGTAGTGGTCAAAGAGATGCTACAAGACCAACTACTTCATATTATACTGGAATGGAACAAGATACATGGCAACCGTTATCTGGCTTGGGATTATCTACGTGTAGTTGTTCTATAACAAGTGATCCGGATAATCCATTATTTGGATTTACAACTAATACATGTAGTGAACCGTGTCTATCTATAACTACAGAAACAGTGGAAGATCCATATTGTGGTGAAATGTCAGTAAGCTAATATGTCAGAAATCTTTAGAACAAAATATTATCAATGTTCAGCATCTTCAATATACAATGAAGAAGTTAATTGTACTCATTGGAAATCCCAGTTTGATACTTGTACACATACATGTGATTTAAAATTATTTGACAATCCTAAAGTAACTGATTGTATGAAATGTAAAAGTAGACAAAGTTACTCTGATGATATTTTAAATAAAGATAAAGAAACAAATCAGTTTACAAATATTACTATACACAAAACAGATTCACAATTTACTTTAGATAAAGCTAAAAAATACATTTCAGCAGAAACTTCACAATTCATTCAAGGTAAAGTTGATGATGAAATTTATAATTTAAGAAAATCTAAATGTATGGATTGTCAATTTAGAGTTAATAATGTAAGCACAGTATCAGATGAAATTGGTTGGTGTACTGGGTGTGGATGTGGTATTGGATCTGAAAGAACTAAACTTTCTATAAAACTAAGAATGCCTTCACTATTTTGTCCAAAAGGAAAATTTGGAGCAGCAATGGGATCTGGTTTTAAAATCGCTGATGCTAAAGATTCAATCAAAGGTGTTGTTAGTATGATTAAAAATTTGGGTAACTAAATATTTTTATGGCTAAAGGTAAAATTAAAAATACCAAAAGAAAACCAAACGAAAATAAAGATTATTATTTTGTTGCTCACATAGATAATACTGGAGAAGTTGTTTCTCTGCTACTTACTGATATAGAGTTTGAAAGAGCCAAAAAAAGAGCAGAAAAAAACCCAGAAGACGTACCAGAAGAGTTTCTATCATTCACACAATGTCATAAGGATAAATAGTTTAACATGTCTTGCATTAAAACACTAATAAATTTTCAACTCGAATTACGCCTTCACCACTGGGGAACTCAATCATACTCAGCCCATAAAGCTCTAGGTAAATTGTATGAAGGTTTAGATGGACTTATTGATACTTTTACAGAAGCATATCTGGGCATCAAGGGACACCAAGAACTTAAGAGTATTACTAACATTGATTTAAATGGTCCATTTAGAACAAATGCAGAACAAGTTGTGATTTCACTTGAAGAATATTTAATGAATGAATTACCAGAACATGTTGGTGAGAATCAAACAGCCTTGTTAAATATAAAGGATGAGATGCTTGCTTTGGTACAACAAACCAAGTACTTACTAACCTTGTCCTAGGAGTTAATATGAAAATTTCAGAACTAGTTTACGAAGTCCGAAAACTAGCACGCAAAGAAGAAGATCCTATCAACAAGGATCTTTTTTATCAATGTGCTAAATCATTAGAAATTCTTGGAAATCTTGCAAAGATATCTGATCTTGCAGTTGCAGAACATAATGCAGCAGAAGAACCATCAATCGATTACGATGGTGAACTCAAATGGAATGTAGATGATGTAACTCTATCAATGATGGATGAGCATATTGATGATCTAATTCAACATGGGTTTATGGATACAATTGATCGCTGGCCCTATGGCGAACAACCATTTACTAAGTTTGTTGCCAAATATGCTCAAAATCATTTCATCAAAGATTCTAAAACAGAATAAACTTTTGTTGGAATAGACACGTGACTTAAAACAGCCATGTTAGAAGGCATGATGCGTAAAACACATTTGCTATAATATGGGTCTTGTTTAAAAGAATAGAACTTTCGTGATTTTTCCATCATGAAATGACTATAGATGTATACGTGAGCCCGTTTTGAATACATTTTAGTATCAATTTTTAATTTAAATTCATTAATAATACGAACTG